TATCAACGCCATTGATGTTCTGGTGACTGATTTTGGTACGCTGAAGATTGTGCCTAGCCGTCTGTGTCTGCCTAACCAGTTGTACTTCTTTGACTATGATTTCTGGTCAATTGACTATCTACGGCCTTTCCAGACCGAAACTATGGCCAAGACTGGCGACAGCGTGAAACAGTTGATGATCGCTGAATACGGTCTTCGTGCTAAGAATGGTTTGGCTAACGCGGCTGTTATCGGAATTAAAGACGCTTGATTAAATACAATAACACTCCTACGATTGTTGTTGAAGATAATGTGCTTTCACCTGATTTATGTGAACACATAATTAACCTTGCCGAAAACAAAGGGCTTGGTGATAATCTGATAAACCGTGATGGTAAGTATATCCAAGACAAAGCAAGAACCAGTAAAGGCGCTTTCTTTGATTACGGTGACAATAATGTGTTAGACGGTGTTATTGAAGCGTTGTCCGGTATGTGCGGTCTACCTCCTACCCGGTTGGAACCTGTGACTATTCAAAGGTATCAGCCGGGGCAGGAGTACAAACCACACTACGATGCGTTTCTTCCTGATGAAATGGGAGAGATGCCGAAATCTTCAAAGATAAAAGAAGGTGGGAATCGCTGTGTCACCATGATTGCGTACTTGAATGATGTACAAGATGGTGGTGGCACAGTCTTTCCTGTTTTGGGACTTGCCATACAAGCAGTACAAGGCAGGGTTCTTATGTTTGGAAACCTTGACAAAGACAAAGTTCCACACCCTGCATCGTTGCACATGGGTCTGCCTCCAGAAAACGGAGACAAGTGGATTATAACTTTTTGGTTTCGGGAGAAAGATGTGATGGTTACTAAGAAAGAACTTAGGAAAGCATTGAAGTCTAAGAAATCTGTTAGCACTGAAAAAAAACCTGTAGATGCTAAACTTCATGCAAAGAATGTTCACAAGAAATTTAAAGCAATTACCGAAGATAGAGGGTCAATGCCGCTATGAGTTCATCTGGATGGAATTTTGATACCCCAGATTCTCGTCCTTGGAAACTGGATATCAACATTGACGGTACTGCAACTATTAATACTTACCAAGATGTACAGCCTATTATTGAAAGGAACAAACTTAACTTAAATAACTATGGCGACAAACTTACATTTGGTAAAGCGTCAGCAATGGGAACAGACAATGGGGTAACCGTAGCGTCAATCCCTGTTAATGTCTGGGAACAGTGGTGCAAAGAGACAGGTGACGCAATTAAGAAAGATAACAAACTACTAGCAAAGTATTTAAACGATCCTGAAAACAAATACTTCAGGACTACACCTACGAGGGTTTAATTATGTGGTTATATCAACCTACATTTTCAGGCAACGATCAGAAGCCTATTGTGAACAACTCTGTTTGGTTTAAGAGCAAGAATAGTTAATGGCCATTAATACGTATTCAACTCTCCAGACGGCTGTGGCTAACTGGTTGGACAGAGATGATCTGACCGCCAGAATACCAGAGTTTATCGGGCTATGTGAGGCGCGGTTTAACCGCTCCTTGCGTATCCGCGCTATGGAAACTTTGGATACATCTGCTTCTACTGTAGCAGGAACGAAGACAATGGCATTGCCTACAGGCTACGTTCAGATGCGTGATATACACTTAACAGGTGATCCACTTGTTCAGTTGCAGTATGTTACGCCTGAAATTATGAATCGTATTCATGCGGGTAGTGATTCCGGTAGGCCAGAGGTATATACTATTATTGGTGAAAACATTGTGTTAGGGCCAACTCCTGCATCTGTATATACCACAAGTATGTTGTACTATAAAACATTTGACGCTCTTAGTGATTCTAGCCCAACCAACTGGGTAATTACTAACGCGCCAGATGTTTATTTGTATGGGACTCTGCTAGAGGCGGAGCCTTTTCTTATGAACGATGCTAGGGTTCAACTATGGGCTACGGCATTGACTGAATCTATTAACACTTTACAGGAGCAGGATAACAAGGATAGACATTCTGGTTCCGCTCTTAGGGTGATGAACACAGGCGGGTATTACTAATGGGATTAGAAAGCGCAACCTATTTAAACGGACTTGTTGATACAAATCCCGGCGCTACAGATAATGTATCGCAGGGTGACGATCATCTTCGTTTAATTAAATCTGTTCTAAAGAACTCGTTTCCGTCTGTTGATATAGCGGTAAACGCAATTCATACCAGTTCTTCCGCACCATCTACCTCAATTTCAGCAGGGTTAATATGGTTTGACACAACCAACAACCTTATAAAGATAAGAAACGAGGCTAATGATGCATGGATTACGCTACCAATATCCCCGGTAACATCTAATACTGTAGATATTGATGGCGGTTCTATTGACGGTACAGCCATTGGAGCGGCATCAGCATCTACTGGTAAGTTTAGTTCTGTAAACATTGCCGCAGATGGGGCCACGGTAACAGGCATTAAAGATGAAGATGATATGGCATCTGACTCTAATGTCAAACTTGCCACCCAACAGTCTATCAAAGCGTATGTAGACTCACAGGTTACAGCGCAAGACCTAGACGTTACTACCGACAGTGGCAGTATCGACATTGACCTTGACTCTGAGGCTCTTACGATTACTGGTGGCGAGGGCATTGATACATCAGCCACAGGAACTACAGTAACCATTGCGGGTGAAGATGCTTCTACCTCTAACAAAGGTGTGGCATCGTTTAACTCTGCTAACTTTGCCGCATCATCCGGTGAAATTACAATCAAAGATGGTGGTGTAGCCAACGCTGAACTGGCGGATATGGCGGCTAACACGGTTAAGGTTAGAGATGCTAACTCTTCTGGCGTACCCTCTGACAAAGCAGTAGCAGACACAGAGATTCTTATTGGTGACGGCACAGGATTTACTGCCGCATCCCTTTCTGGTGACGCTACTATGACTAACGCAGGGGCGGTAAGCGTAGTCAAAATTCAGGGGCAGGCAGTTAGCGCAACAGCCGCGACAAACGACCAATACCTTAAATACTCTAGCGCATCTAATGAATGGCAGAAGGTAGACGTTCTTGCCCCTGACCGACTGACTACCAAGGGCGATCTTCTTGTATACAACACGGTTGACTCAGAAACGAGATTGCCGGTTGGTACTAATGATTACTCCTTGTTGGCCGATTCCTCTGCAACTAACGGTGTAGCATGGAAACAGATTCCAACAGCGACCATTGCTGATGACGCTGTTACTCAAGCAAAGATTGCTGATGATGCAGTAGGCGCGGATCAACTAGCCGGTAATTCTGTCGTTAGTGCGAGCATTGTGGACGGCGCTATTGTCAACGCAGACATCAATGCAAGCGCGGCTATTGATGCTACCAAGATTGCTGATGGCTCTGTAACAAGCACAGAATTCCAGTACATTAATTCTCTTAGTTCTAACGCTCAAACACAGATAGACGCTAAAGCCGCAGTCGGCACTGCTAATACATGGACGGCAGGACAGCGTGGAGAGATTACTGCCCTTACAGACGGCGCAACAATAACTATTGATATGGCCGCTAGTAATAACTTCTCTGTCACATTAGCCGGTAATAGAACATTTGCTAATCCATCTAATGATACGGCAGGGCAGAGCGGTAGCATCTTTATTACACAGGATGGTACTGGATCAAGGACAGCCAGTTGGGGAACCGATTGGGATTTTGCAGGAGGAACTGCACCTACATTGACTACGACAGCGGGAGCGGTAGATAGAATTGATTACGTTATTTTTGACGCAACTAACATTCATGCGGTGGCTACTCTTAACTACTCCTAATGCCTATATTTAATAACATACTTGCTGGCGCGTCTGGTCAGGGTGATACTGGCTACGACATAGAACAGTCGTTGCGGTTCAATGATGACGATTCTGCAAAACTGACGAGGACTCCCGGTTCTGCCGGAAGTTTGAAAAAGTGGACAATTAGCACTTGGGTTAAGAGAGGAAACCTCTCTGACGGTGTTGTCATTAGCGCGGGGACTTATTCAGAAATTAAATTTAGTTCTGATATTTTGCAGGTTCAGGTGGGGCCAACAAATAGCACTGCTTGTGCAATTCAAACTAGCGCTGTTTATCGTGATCCTTCTGCTTGGTATCACATTGTAGTCCACGCAGATACTACTCAGGCTTCTGCCTCTAACAGATTAAAGTTATATGTTAATGGCGAGGAAGTTACAGCGCTTGCTCTGGATCAAAGATCGTCAATTAGTCAGGATGTCGCTTTAACTTTTACTGGAGCATACGAACATAGATTAGGTGTTGATGAATCAAGCGCGTATTTTGACGGCTACATAGCAGAAGTAAACCTAATTGACGGCCAAGCCCTTACACCCGCATCCTTTGGTGAAACCAACGAAGATACTAATCAATGGCAAGCAATTAAGTACGCAGGAAGTTACGGCACTAACGGGTTCTACCTAAAGTTCCAAGACTCATCTGCATTAGGCGATGACTCTAGCGGCAATACCAACGACTTCTCTGCAACTAATCTAGTTGCTACAGATCAGGTACTTGATAGCCCGACGAATAACTTTGCTACGCTGAATCCACTTTGGAATAAAGCGGGTGGTTATAGTTTTACCTTATCAGAGGGAAATTTAAAAAATACAGTTGGCACAGGAGGCCAGACTATTCCATCAACCTTTATAGCGGCTCCGCTAGATAAAAAATGGTATTGGGAATGGTACGGCATTAGTGGTGGTGCTAATAAAGGTATAGGCGTGATATTAAATCTAGAGGCCGCTACCAGTTATGAAAACCAAAGTGCTTATCAGTGGAAATGGGAAGGCACTAATGGAATTATGTATAACACTGGTGGTAGCGGTTCTTATACTCTAGCAAATTCAACACTTTTAGAAACTGGTGATGTTGGAGCCATTTTTATAGATGGTGCTGATATAAAGTTTTACAAAAACGGCTCTCTTACTTATACAGCCACTAATGCAATTACAGCCGCAAACTCAAACTGTATTATCCCAAGTAGCGGCGGATACCATGATAACAATGTGTATGCAATGAACTTTGGGCAAGATAGTTCATTTGCGGGAGAAAAAACAAGTGGATCAGCAAACGCATCTGACGCTAATGGTATAGGGGATTTTTACCATACGCCGCCTACAGGAGCGTTGGCTTGTTGCACCGACAACCTCCCTGACCCTAGCATCGCTGATCCTACGGTTCATTACAATGCAACTACTTGGTCTGGGGATGATTCTGCAAGTAGAGCAATTACAACTGGTGTCGATGCTGATTTTGTTTGGTACAAGCAAAGAAATGGAACTGAAGCGCACAGTCTTTATGATTCTATTCGTGGAGCGCAAAAGAGGCTTATATCTAATTACAACGGAAGTGGCGCAGATGTTGAAAGAACTAGATCAACTGGGTTGCAATCGTTTGACTCAACAGGGTTTACCGTTGGCTCTGATACAGAATGTAATGGAAGTGGTAGAGATTATATTGGGTGGACTTGGAAAGCCGGTGGAGCATCATCCTCTAACACTGACGGCTCCATTACAAGTTCAGTAAGTGCAAACGCTACAGCCGGTTTTTCGATTGTATCTTTTGACGGAAACGGAACATCAGGCGCAACTGTAGGTCATGGTTTAAGTCAAGCGCCAGAGTTGATAATTGTAAAAGGAAGAAACCTTAGTGGTTCAAGTGCTAGTGCGGGATGGGTTGTTTATTCCAAACCTTTAGGTAATACAAAGTATCTTTACCTAAACGAAACAGATCAAGAAGCAACTGACTCTGGAAGATGGAATGACACTACACCTACCGCAAGCGTGTTTACTTTGGGCGATGATGGCGTTGTCAATACAAGTTCTTCTCCCTACATAGCGTATTGCTTCCACGGAGTTGACGGTTTTAGCAAGGTAGGTAGTTACACTGCAAACGGTAATAACAATGGGCCGTTTATTTACACTGGATTTCAGCCTGCATTTTTCCTAGTAAAAAAATACGCAAGTGTAGGTGGAGATAACTGGGCTATTTACGACAACAAAAGAAATGAAACCAACGTGATGAATACCCAGATTTATCCTGATTCAAGTTCGGCAGAAGAATCTTCTAGTGCCAGAAATATTGATTTCTTATCTAACGGAGTAAAAATTAGAGGAACTAACTCAAGAACTAATGATACTTCAGGTTATAAATTTGTGTATTTAACTTTTTCAGGGTTTCCATTCAAGACATCTAACGCGAGGTAATTATGTGGTATAGCGAAACATTTGGAACAATAAAAACGCCTCGCGCTTTGACCGTTGATGGCGTACAACACCCTGCTAACATTTTCAGAGCATGGTCGAAAGAAGAGTTAGAAGCAATCGGCGTTTATTCCTTGGAAATGGTTACGCCAGATATGCGGTA